GTCTCACCATGTTTTTCATCAATTCCCACTTGAGAATGTAGTGTGTGTTTAGAACAAGAACACCTTCGTACCATACGTCAATTTTTTTAGAAAGTTTTTCAAATCTAGCTTGGTCTGTTTTCGGTGAGGCAAACTGATCGTCTTTCTTTATAACCTTATCTCCTCCGTAAGCGGTTTTCTTTTTCTTGTATACGATGCTCTTGTCCGTTTTGTAACAGAAATATAATAATGTTACTGTACTTTTGTCAAAGTTATCAGTGTTAAATGTGTGTCTAATTCCAGGGTAAACATCTGCCTTAGAAGATAGCTTGGCAATTTCTTCCATTTGCTCCTTACTTAATGTAGGATCAATCTTTTTAAGCTCTGTGATGCTTACATTTTTAACTTCCCCAAAATAGTAGCAGTCTTCAAACTTAGGATCCTCAGTAGGGCTCCATATAAGATTTTGTGGATCTACATACTCTAATTTGATTCCGTCATGTAAATTGAAACTATGTTTGACCGCAGATATACCAAGAACAGTAGCGTCTGTATCTATTCTGGTTTTAATGTGTTCGTAGTTATTTGTCTTGAACACAGCCTTTATAGACTTTTCTTCTGCAATTTCAATATCGTCCTTGAACTCAGTTATCATATGTAACTCTAGTTCATCTTCTGTCTCTGGAAGATTTTCAGGATCGTTAGTAAACATTTTTGCACCGAGGACATCTTGCATCTCTAGATACTCCTCTCTGTTTTGCATTTCTGTTGCAATACGATTTTTGTAAATGGCTTTTTTGTTTGAAGATACAGGGTCAACTGCCTCTGCTCTTACATCGTACAACCTGTCTGACATACCATTTACAACTATGTCAACAAATTTAGGAATGATTGGAATGGGAGTCCAATCGAGGTTCATATAAGATATGTCCCCATTCACGGCAAGCTCGTCTTTGTATTTTTTTACAGACTGCTCACCCATAGCATATTGTCTTAGCCTGTGGTATCCATCTCTGTTATTGACAAACCTAGATGTGCCAGAGCTTTTTCTAAACCACTCTTCCTCTATAGCTCGCCCAACTCTTAGTCCAAACTCCTTTCCTGACTTCTTGGAATCAGTCACTAAAGGGTCAGGTATACCAACAGCCATACGGTGTTTAGTTCCGTTCATATTTAATCTCTTATTGTACTAAGTCGACCATTATTGTTGTACTTTGCAAAGGTAATGTTTATTTCGTTATTGTTTTTGGCAGGTTTAGCCACATACTTATTGTTAGCCATGATCGCCAATCCTGAACTTACCGTTGCATCAAACTTAGTTCGTTTATTAATATCATAATTTGCCCAGTCCAATAAAGTCCTGTTAAAATACATTTTACCAATGGTGTCTTCGGTTAGTCCTACATGCTTATTTATATAAGACTCAATCGCCTCAGCGTGAATAGAAATAACAGAGCCTGAAGATGGTATACCACCTAGTTCTTTTTCTGCTTTTGATAAGTCCATTCTATGCTTGTCTGGTCTGGAAACAGAGAACGCTCTATACCCCCTACCTTTTAGGTAATATAATAACCTTGGCTTGTTGTTCTCGACAAGGATAGGCATACCATAGAATACAAGGCTCATTAAGACGTTCTCGTAGAATATCTCAGCAGTTTGAGGTCTGGATATATATTCTAAAAAGAAAATGTCTGAGGGAGCCTCTAAATTCATTTTAGTAAGACCGTGTAAAGATCCCTTAGATCCACCGCCTCCAACTACTCCAGATATGTCATATGAGTCACATCCAAAAGAACCTATATGTTCGTTTCCTGGATAAAAAAGTCCATTCCTTTTTACTACGTTATTCCTTAGTTTTTGGTCAGGCATCCATGTCACATGAAAAGACCCACTTCTATCTGGGGTCCAAATAACTTCAGTATCTCTAATTCCACCCTTCCAAGAAAAGTTGCCCCTTTGGACAACACGCTGTCCTTCTAGACTGTCATTGTAATCTATCTGTTCGTATATCCTAGTTAAGTTAAATAGACTATTTTGTGCCTCGTCTCTAAATGCGTGACTTTCTGTTCTAGGAAATTGTCTGTAAAATTCGTTGAGTGCATCAGGATCATTCTTGAGTGAATCAACCTCGTTGTTCCAGTAATCTAATACACCCTGGTATATGTACTCATCATAAGCATCTAATATTGGAGTCTCTGGTGTGTGGAATACAGGATGACCGTGAGCGTCTATAAAACCTTCCATATTCCACTCCATGGGTATAAACAAACTATACATCCCACTCTTAGTCTGTCCATTAGAATTACGCTCTAAAACATTAGAATCTTCGTAAAGCTTTTTAAAATTATCTCCACCCTTGTCTCTTGCATTACAAGTGGAACCCATGAGGCACTTGCCTATAATCCTTCGACCTAGCCTTAATGTAGTTTTAGTGACACGCCAGTTGTTGAGGATATTATCTGGTCGTTCCCACTTTCCAGATTCATCATGGACAAGGAGTCGTAACTTTTCACCATCGTAGGAGTTATCTCCAGTGTTTTTCCAGTCAATTGTTGTATCGAGTCCTGTAAGCGTCTCTTCATTTTCTGTGTCCGCAATAGATCTTCTGGTGAGCTTTGATGCAGGCACCCTATATGCCAGTTCTGTTTTTGGTCTATCCATACCATCTTGGATAGGCTTGAAGAAAAAAGGATAGTTCGTTGATATTGGAACGACCTTATCGGTAAACATTTTTTTTGCGTCTGATCCTGACTTAGATAAAATACCAAATCTGGCATCTGAAGTAATGGTAGCAAGGTTAACGATTTCACCTGACGACATAAAACTGAATCCACTTCGTCTGTTTTTGAGATAGCACATGCCGTAGCTCCTGTTGTCGGCTTTGCAGGCTTCCCAGAAAATAAAGAATATTCTGTTTGATTCCCTGAACTCTGGCTTACCAACATCGATTTTTGTCCATTGTAAGTACATGTAATGTGTGCCAGTAATATAAGTAGGAACACCATTATTTTTAAACCAATAACCATTCTCTCTTCTTTCAAACTCATCTTCAATGTAATCGACCCATGACTCTTTGAATGCATTTGGGTACTCATTCCACTGGAATATGGTCTTGATCTTTTGTAGTTCTTTTGGATACTCGGATGGCTCCCAATACTGTTTTGATTTGTCATCACTTCTTTGGTATACTTTTTTCGGCTGCAAAGGTAATGCTATTTTTAGATTTTGTATCTCTACTACCTCGCCAATTTTACCAGTTTTACTGATGACAATTACGTCATGCTCAGGGTTATAACCATACTTCCAAGCATTATCTTTATTTAATTTGTCTCTCACTTTTTGATCAATATGATCGACAAATCTTATAAGGTTAAGACTTTCGTCCCCTGGACTCTGCAAAGCTTTGGAATCCTGTATCTTTTCCTTTACTTTCTTTAGACTCTGTCTCGCCATTTAACTTCTCTCTTTCATTTTCTATCCGTTGCAATATTTCAAACGCATCGAATATCGCTAGTTTCTTTGTAGCTGCTGCATTTTTCAATCTGTCAGCTGCTAAATCATCATCTGGATGTCCTGTTATAATACCCTCTTCTGCAACCTTAATAAGCTCCTCTACGGCTATTTCTCCAGCTGATATAACTCTTAGTATTGTTTCTCTTGTGTCAGCCATTTAAGTGTATAATTAAAGGTGTATCCTTCCCAGGTTGAATTTGTTGTCCAGTGATCTTCCATTAATATAATTTAATACAAATATCTCTATTTCTCATGCGATATAGTTTTTCTTCGTCAATAACAAATTTGTATTCGCTATTCTTAGTAAAAGCTATTTTATCTCCTGGCTTAAGTGTCTTGTGGTTTATATACTTTATAATACCCACATGGTCCTCTTCTGTCTTGTCAGCCCTATAAAGTAATTCATCTTGCTTATAATCTACTGGCTTTATAAAACAATAGTCCATATATGTATTCCACTTATCATCTCTGTTATACATATATATCTTACTATCCTCTACCAGATACAACCCATCTCTAATATACTCATTGCTTTTTCTTTTGTTTCCTTTCATATCGTAGTATGTTCTGAAAACATTGTGATGAGTAACTACTAAGTCCCCTTCTACAAGATCTGAGTTATCTCTTGGACTAACAACAACACCGATACGGTTTACATAATCCACATCCTCGATCGATGTGTTTTGTATTAATGTTATGCCGTTTATTTCTTTTGTGTTATTATACTCTTGTCCTAATGGTTTAATTAAAGTGCCATAGCGTGGCTTCATATATCTATATTATATTCGATTGTAACTGGTATGTTTTTAAAGTCTTTCCACTTAGTAACTTCTTGATCTTTTTTTATCCAAACACTATAAGTTCCGTCCTTGTCTTGAGTTATTTCATATATACTATAACTTCCGTCCATAACAGAATTACCTACAAGATAATGCATTGCATCCTTATAGTTTCCTCCTATGGATATTTTTCTAATATAACTCATTTAATTAAAGTTACTAAACTTTTTATATTTCTACTGTAAGCTCTTTCATCCAACCTGCGGCAGCACGATGAGCAAAATAAATCCCAGGGTTTGCCATAACTCCAGTAGTGACATAAAACTCTATCTTTAAGGAATTTGAAAAAGTAAGGTATGGAAATCCATACATCATCAACTCTCCTGTAGAAAAAATTCCCCTGTGTCCCCCTACGGATCTTACTCCATATTTATCTGGTCTCAAACCCCAACTAGTAGTTGGATCATAACCAAATTCTCCATAACCGTAGTAGTTATTAGGTCCGTAGTAATTACCCAGATTACTTGTGCTTGGGAGAGGTCCAAAACTACCCCATAAAGGTCTTATGTAATAACTAGTATTTGTCGTACCAACAAAGTCAGAACCAAATGTGTTAGGCTCACCTTGAGATATTAGTTGGGATTTAAAAGTGTAAGAAGCACCGTCTACTGTTATTCTCATCCAAGATTCTAGGTTCGCACCTGTGTTAGAAGTAGGTCCTATAATCCAATACAATCTTCCTGCACCACCACTATAATCTACAAATGTCTCCCACGTGTCATCAGCAGTCATAGTGTGATAAGTCCCATCAACATCATTATTTAACGCTACAGAGTTCCAAAAATCTTGCTGGCTTTCATTATAGTAGTTGCTGGTTGTATACTTAAAATATAGACTCGTGTGGCTGTTCCTAAAAAACGGCATTTTAGTGGGGTCAGTAATTATTGATGTATCTGAACCACTTCCCTGTGCGTCTCCAAAAAATGATGATAATAATGCCATGTTTTATGTTTTTTATATTTCTACAGTCGGTTCCTTCATCCATCCTGCTCCAGCGGTATCTGAAAAGCTTCCAGCATTAGTTAATATTCCTGTTGTTCCATAGTGTTCTATCTTGAGGCTGTTAGAAAAACTTAGATATGGAACTTGCCACTTGTAACAAGAAGCAATACTTAAAACGCCTATATATTGATTTGCTGATCTAACTCCATATTTATCTGGTCTTGATCCCCAATAGTCTGCTGGATCATATCTATGCTCTCCGTACTCATAATAGCTGTTAGGAGATGGATTGTATCCTGAGCCAGTTTGAGGAAGGTCTGTAAAATAACCCCAATATGCACGATCATGATAAGCACTATTTGAAGTTGTTGTTTCCTTGTTAGAAGCCAAGTATGATGCAGTGTCTTCTGATATACTCATATTTTGTTTCTTAAATGTATACGCAGCACCATCAACTGTAATACGAATCCAGCTCTCTGTATTTGGCTGTGAATTCGCACTAACCCCAATAATCCAATATAGCCTACCTGCACCACCTGAATAATCAACATGTGTTTGCCAGGTGTTTTCTGCCGCTAAGACCATAGTGTCAAAAGTTTCATCACACTGAAACTTGATTCCATTCCAGAATTGCGCAGCCCCATCCGAATCATAATTAGTTGCACCATATTTAAAATATGGATGATTCCACCTAGAACCTTGAAAAGGCATTTTTGTAGGGTCGGTAATTATTGATGTATCAGTTCCGCTACCTTGAGCGTCTCCGAAGAAAGATGATAATGTTGCCATAATTTATTAGTTTTGTCCTATTACTACCCAACCTTTGTTTGCTCCACTATAAACCATTTCAAAAGAGCTGTATCTGTTATCTAGAGTTAATGCACCAGATAATCCTAATATCTTTTCTGCTCCTCCATCTACCTGGCAAGTGTCTACTTGAGAAAGGTTTGATATTTTAACACTATGTCCCACCGTTGGGCTTGATGGTAGAGTTAGAACTAAATTTGCCGTTAGAACGTAAATAGCTCCAGCCACTGCTGTTGTGTCTGTACTTATTTCAAAAACACTATACAGTGTATCGTTTGCGTCTAGAGTAACGTTCCCATTCCTGCCATTTACGGAGTTTACGTCTGCTGCATCATCTCCTTCAAAGTCTGTTCTTAATTGTGCTACGTCATCGTATATCTCAAGAAAATTGTTGTTAGTTTTATCGAATGCACTTCGAATTCCCTCTCCTGTGGAATCGTTAGCTACGGCTCCTATTAAAATGTGTTGTCTTGCCATGGTTCTTTACTTTATATGATAAATGGTATATTTTGCGTTGTTGTACTTGTAGTTGGTATTATGTATGATTGATCGCCACAAAGCTCATTGTATATTATTTTGTCTTGACCTCCTGCATATCCATCGTTTAAAATATGATAACTAACTCTTCCGAAATCTCCTGTGACGAAAACTTTAACATCTCCATAAAAATATTGATATGTTTTTCCGTCTGGACCAGCTCCAGTTATGTTTTTATCTGCGTCTCCAGCAACTTTTATTTTTGCATATAATCTGTCATTTACAATAGTTATTGGACTAGATTGTGGCACGTTCTTGATAACATATTGTCCTATTCCTAATCCATGTAAAATATATGGATCGTAAGACTCAGAGTTAAACTCTATTTGTTGATTACCATTTATAGAAAACTCTACTTCATTTGGTAAACAATCAGTATAAAAAGTATTTGGTATTGTTGTGGTTGTTGTAGTAGGAATTAGTGTAGTTGTTGTTATTGAAGAAAAATCCCAGCTAAAACAATTCTGAGCTCCTGCATAACCTAAACTAAATTCATACAAGCTAACAGTTACAAATGGTTGGTCTACAATTACAGTTACTGCACCACTGTAGAAATAGTAAGGGACATTGTTTATAGCTTTGATAGATCTTTTATAGAAATCACCGCTATAGCTTATGTTTGAATGCTGAGGTCCAAAGTTTCCAGAATTTGTTGCATCTTCTATAGCAATAGAAAGTGCGTCTGGAACATTAAATATGTAGGTTCCTTTTGAAAGTGTCAATCTATATCCAGTAGAAGATAAACTACTAAATAGTGTTGGCGTAGAAAGAGGACCTCCTTGTATACCTAATTCTCCTCCTTGTTCGTATATGTCGTAAGACTCATGTCCTAAAGGAGAACCAGTTTGATAGTTTTGATCCCCTAGGTATTGTGTTGTAGTCGATGTTGTCAATACAGACTCATCTAAAATACGTTGTTCAAATGGAGCTGCCGTTGTTGTGGTAGTTACATCAACTCTTACGATATCATCTCCCATTGTCTGTGAGCTTCCATCGCAAGTAAAGCCTGTGAAGCTACTTGCCTTTACAATATCGCTATCAGCTTTTACAGTATCATTATCAGCTCTAACTCCATCTAAAAAGTCTTGGTGAATAAATATGTTTTCCATTCCAAGATCTCCATTGGCATAAGACCAAAGACTTACTCTTCCAAAGTTTCCTTCAACTTTTACAGTTATGTCTCCATAATAAAAATCATAAACTCCATCGTTATTACTTCCAACAACATTTTTTAACTTCTTTTTTGTTGGATCTCCTGTATATGATATTTCTGGATATTTCTCAAGGTTTAATACTGCTAATGGATCTGTTTCTGGTACATTTTCAATGGTATAAATACCATTCTCTAAAACATAGTAAGTGTTGTCGAACTCTGTCTTTTCATTAAATAGAATACGCCACTTGTTAAAATGAATCTTATTGATGCCTTTACCTTCTATCAAACACTCTAGTCTAGTTAGACCTTCTTCCCCTGTAGGTAGTTCTGGTGCTTGTGTTGTAGTTGTAGTTGTGAATTCTGACACATCGGCACCTAAATCATAAGAACTTATTACAAATCTAGTTCCTGGAACAGTACCCACTATACCTCTATTATCTATAATTGATAGTTGAAAAGAATACGTTACATCGAAAAGACTTTCATCCCATGTATATCCATTTAAACTTGTTGCATATCCCCCTGGTATTGGAATAATATATATTCCGTTGGCATACAATACTCTTTGTGAAGCTGTCGTTCCATATTGAAACCAGTATCTGTCGTAATTATATCCTCCCTCCGACAAGTCGTAATCTACCTCGTCTGGGAATGTCATTATTAAGTTCCTGTTATCGCCTGATTGTGAATAATATTGTGTAACCCAAAATCTCCCATTTTGATAGGTTGCCCAAAGCTGAGAATAATAAGTTGTAGATCCTTGCTGAATATTAACATCACCTACCCTTACAATATCTTGATTTATCAAAGCACCGTTATCACCCCAATCAGAAACAAATACATTGTTCTCACCAGCAACCATATAGTAATAACCACTGTTAACGCCATAAGATGGAACATTAATTAGCTCATAAGATGTGTCTCCAGGCGTTAGTATAATTTTACCTAAGTCCCACTGGTTTGATGGATTCCTGTAAGTTGCAAGTATAGTGGTGTCGTTTAGGTTTGTCATGGAAAGAGTATTGCTATTTCCAAAAGAACCAGCAACTACTGTGAATGCTCCAGTAAAGTCTCCTGTGTTCCAAAGAATAGAACCCTTACTTAATATCGTATCCCATCCGCAAAAAAACCAAACGTTATTTGCTGAGTCATAGCCAATAGTATCCCATCTGTGATCCATAGAGAACTCATGAGTAGGATGTGAAGCTGTGTTCCATGTTTTTAAATCGTCACTCCACAAAAATGAGCTTGACCTACCAGAAGTAACACTATTTCTTATAGCCAAAAAGTATCTGCCTCCAACATATTTGATTGACTGATCATCTTGTGTAGGATCATCAAATACTTCTGTTTGGTTAAACTTAAGGTATTGTCTTAGCTTTTTAAATACTTCAGAATTTGAGAATATCGATGCTGCTGAGTTTGGATTTTCTGTGAATGCTTTTAGTCCGTTAGGAGCGTTTAGTAAAGCATCCAAAGACTCATCATTACCTAATATTAAACTAACAGCAGTAGTGCTTTCCGCTATATCAAATGCAGTTTTAGCGTTGTCTATAATAATACCAAAACCAATGTGACCAGACACGGTATTTAAAAAAGCGTCAAATTCCTCTTGCGTTCTTCCTTCGGTAGTTATGTATATAAACGCATTAGACTCTAACTTAGAATTTTCTTCTCTAGTTACGTTAGAAAGAATTAAGTTGTATGCGGTTGTTCCAATACCTATAATCTCATCATATCTATCATGAGACTGCATCTTTTCCAGTAGATTAGGATATGATATTACTTCTTCAAATGCTATTCTACTTAATGAGGACTGCTCTAATTGGGAGTCAAATTTTTCACTAGTAATGTAAGCACTAAAGAAGGTGTCATAAATATATACTGCCTTGTCTGATAAAGCCATGTTTTAATTATGCATTAGTCGTTGTGGTTGTGGTTGTTTCTGAAACACCCATTATTTTATCGTAAGCAGCTTTGTAACCTGTAATCTCATCCAACCTATCTTGAGTAATAATTCCTTTGTCTACAAGAATTGTATTTAATATTATATCAACTGTTGATTTAGATATTTCGTCAAAAAATATTTCTACTTCAATGTCCGTGGCTTTTAAAGAATATAAAGATGTCTTTTCTTCTTGTGTCATTACTTTTAAAAGACCTCCTAAATCAGCAATACCTGTTATGTTGTATCTTTGAATAACTTCATCTCTTGTTATATCCCTAACTGTTCCATCATCCTCAAGAATTTGACCAACAGATATGTCTACATCGTCACTTAAAAGAAAGCCAATTCCTTTGTTATCATAGTTGTCATCAAGACCTTCTTCTATGCTTTTTACTAATTTGGCTTGTAATATTACGTTTTTCATCTTCTTATTTATAAAGTTCTTGTATCAATGTCGTTTTCATTCATATAGCCAATTTCATAACTATACTTTTTGTATAGGTTGTGGAAAGTAGAATTGTAATTAGTAAGCGGTCCTGGTATAAAACTGCCCAACAACTCCCAACTTCCTGATGTAGTATATGGGTTTATCATGGTTCCGTCTGCATGCGTATCCATAATCTGATCACAATCGACAATCCATTTATGGTTATTTCCTGGATAGGCTACAATACCAACTATAAACTTATTTCTTTGAAATGGAACTAAATTGAATCCCCAGGCGCTTTCGTTCATTTGCATCATGATAACTTTTCCATCAGAAACCCTGATAATACTAGCTTTCATCCCTCCAGAGTAGTAATAATATGGACTATACGCTATAACATACTTTCCGTCATTAGTAACATTGTGTCTAACACCATAATCTGAACCTTGTTCATAGCCATAAGAAGTCGTTTGACCTGTAAAGCTAAAGTTAGTGTCATAAATTAAGTCGTCTCCAGCGCCATTCAATGTCCACCTAGTTGTGAAGGCACCTCCTGAAGCACTACCTAATTGAACGTGATGAACTACATTTCCATTATCACAAGGAACAACAACACCTCTATAGTTTGATTCTTCTATGTTTGGTGCTGGTCTATTTGTTGAGTTAGCAACGCTTCCGTCTATCTCTAGATTTATTTTTAAATTACCAACAAGATCATAATTGTAACCTACTTGTATTTCACCTTTAGCAATCTGTTTCAAATCATAATCACTTGTCAAAGTATATTGTTGCGGTCTCTGATTATAACTTCCATCACTAACCATTATTATTAACTTCTTTGTGTTTTGATTATAGCCCATGTTGCCATAACCAGTTCCTATACCTGTAATTTGCATGTATTCATGGCTATATTTCCACTGACCAGGCTTGTCCCAATGATCTTTCCCATGTAAAAGGCTTGTGCTAGTAGCATTTCCTTCTCTAAAATATCCCCTAGTTGCATATGAATCCACCATAGACAGACAAGGATTAAACATACCGCCAACAAAAATCTTGTCGTTTCGTCTCATAAGTCCCCATGTAAAATCTGCATCTCCAACAACGCATGCAGTGTCTCTCTGCCAATCCGCATTCCACGTAGTCGCATATCCATTCCAATTGGAATTGTAGTCATTAAAATGACCCATTCTATGACCATATTTATTATGAGACTGTGTAAAATAAGGGGAGTAACCTGTACTACTAGAAGAGTTTGTATGTGATTGAAAAGGTGTTATTTCATTTGAATTCACTTGCCACATACCCTCTGAGCTGTCACCAACAACTCGTCTACTAGCACTAGCCATATTATAACCATTGTTAAAATATATATGTTTTCTATACGATATTCCGTCTGGTGACATTCTTTCACCTCTATGGTTATACCAGTGTACTTCTACCCCTTCATTACTACTATTAGCATCATCATTCATAATTACAAACGCTGGTCTGTCGTATGGGTGAATGTAATTCGAATCGTTATAAACTCCCTCTCTAATCTGTGTTAAGGATGGCAATCCAGAGATAGTTGTTTCAAGGTTTACAGAACTAGCGTTAAGAGTGTCCTTTGCG